AACTAACACAACATTATTAACAAAAGATTTAGAACAAGCAGAAGAAGCGCTTGGAATAGATATTGAGAAGAACAACGAATTTAGAATTAAATGGCCGAGAGGTGATTTAGGTTCACCACCTGCTGATTCAGAGCAATTTATGCTTATTGAATTCTTAAGCGGTCAAGTAGAACAAATCCAAAAGGATTTACAAAATATGATGAACAATGCCGTCAATATTGAGAGGTTACAAAGATATGGACAAGGCATTAGCTGATATAGAGGAACTTAAAGATAAAATCAGAAGTGTCAAGAATGGACACACAACAGGAGAATAAGATATGGACGCAACAACACTAGTTACTATCATAACAATGTTTATTGTGACCGATACTTCAAGCGAATTCGTTAAGTACGATGGATTAATGGATTGCTTGAAAGAAAAGCGAGCAATAGAGAAGTTGAAAGATGGAAGACGAGTTATTTGTGGTCCTTCTTTGGCAGAAATTGACGCAGACGGTAAAATAGTAAGTATTAAAAACAAAATGCCTGACCAATCAGGTAGTTTAAAATTAGGTGGTACTGCCAAATCACTAACAGAAAAGAAAAAGAAAAAGCAAACAGAAGTGTTAACAAAATAGGATAGAATATGAAATTTAAATTTAAAAACAATATACAAAATATTATTGGTGTTGTGATGTTAGCTGCTATATTGTTAGCAGTTGCTTTTACTAGTAATATTAATAAAGGATCAAAAGTTGTAGTAGAAAAAGAAATAGGTCTACTTCAAACTGTAAAAGAGAGAGGTTATTTAATCTGTGGAGTTAACGCTAACTTACCAGGATTTTCTGCTCAAGACGAGAGTGGAACTTGGAGTGGTTTAGATGTTGATTTCTGTAAGGCAGTTGCCGCTGCTATATTTGGTGACTCAACTAAAGTAGAGTATGTAGGATTAAATGCTGCTCAAAGATTTCCAACATTAGCGTCAGGTAATATTGACGTACTTGCAAGAAACACAACGTGGACAATAAGTCGTGATGTTAACTTGATGTTTGAATTTGCAGGTGTAAACTATTATGATGGACAAGGATTTTTAATACCAACAGAATTAGGAATTAAAAGTGCTAAAGGTTTAGATGGTGCGTTTGTATGTATTACAAAAGAAACTACATCTGAATTAAACTTAAATGATTATTTTGCAGAAAACAATATGGCATATAAACCAATATATGTTGAAGGTAATAAAGAAGCAAAAGCAAAACTATTTGGTGGTGAGTGTGATGTATTCACAACAGACGCCTCTGGTTTAGCAAGTGCTAGGTCTGGTGCAGAAGATCCAAGTAAATGGGTTGTACTACCAGAAATTATATCAAAAGAACCATTAGGTCCACTTGTAAGACAAGGCGACCAAGAGTGGGAAGATATAATAAGATGGACACATTTTATTATGGTTAATGCTGAAGAAGCAGGTATCACTAGTAGAAATGTTGATGAAATGTTAACTGCTAAATCAAAAGAAGTTAAAAGAATATTAGGTGTTGAAGGTTATATCGGTCCTATGTTAGGATTAGGTATGAAGTTTGGTTATAACATTATAAAACAAGTAGGAAACTATGGGGAATCATTTGAAAGAAATGTAGGACCTAATACTCCACTTGCATTAGAACGAGGATTAAATAATCTTTGGAAAAACGGTGGCGTAATGTACGTACCACCAATTAGATAGGGAGAACTATGTTTAAAAAACTAATAGACAAGATAGGTTTCAAGAACGGCGATACTAAATGGTTATTGAAGATTTTAGCAGGTATATTTTTAATTGCTATTGTATTTGGAGTTGCTAAAAATGCTTATGGTGATTGTACAGGTTGCGGAGATGATGGACACCAACAATGTCCACTAGAAGCAGGTGAACACTCACATCCACCAGAAGTAGTATTTGCAGTATGTGTATTTTCAGATGGACATTTAATTGACCATAAAGGTGCAGATAATATGTCTGATTGCTTGAAGACTAAAAGAGAAGTTGAAAAACTTTGGAGAAATAGAGCAGAAGGTACAGATAGCGTAGAGATTAATGGTATCACGTATCAAATACACGGTGACTCATTAAACTTTATGTGTGATTTAGTTGACGCAGAAGTACATCATTATGAAGATGGTACTTGGGAAATAGTTAAGATACTAGGCAAACATAAAAAAGACGAGTAATCAATGGCAGAATCAGTAGTAGTTGCCAACAACGTAGAGTTGGTAGCCAATAACATACAAAATAAAGTTGGGTCTTCACTTGTTGGATTAAAGAGTGCTGCTCAAGAAGCTACTGATGTTAGCGAACCTGCTATAGGTATATTAGATAATATCAGAACTTTCCAAGAGGCAACTGTTGCCAAAGTACAAGCCGTTTGGGAAATATTAAAATCACAATTAGATTTACAACAAGACGCAGAACGAAGAGCAAGGGAAAATGCAAAAGAAATTGCTTTGGAAAGAGCTGGTAAGCGTGGTGTAAAAGGTGGTTCTATTAGTGGTATTGGAAAAGCAGTTGATGAAGCAGGAGAAGGTTTTGGTACAAGATTAAAAGACCAATTACTAGGTGCAGGTACAGCATTATTTACTATGCAAGGATTGAAAGGTTTTGCAGGTAAAATATTTAAAGCAGGTATGTTCTTAATGTTGGCAAACTTAGCAGGTGACGCTTTAATTGAACATCTTGATGTTACAAATCCAGATGTTAAAGCTGAAATTAAAACAATATTACCTACTGCTGCTGTTTTATTTGGATTATTAAAAGTTAGAACTGCTTTAATGCTAATGATACCTGCTTTGGTTGGTATGGCATTATGGTCTCTTACAGATTTTATAACAGGTGATAAAGTTGCCGCTGAATATAGTGGTTTTGATTGGAGTAAAGTTGCATTAACAGGACCAGCATTAATGTTAATGGCAAAAACGTTTGGATTACTTGGTACGTCTGCTGGTGGTGTATTAACTATTGGTGGTTTGATAGTGGGTTGGCCTGTTGTTATTGCCGCTTCATTAGCAATTGCATTAGCGGCTGGTATGGGATATATAACTAGTAAAGTTGGTCAAACTCAACAAAAAATGTTAGACCATTTAGAAGATTTACATAAACTTACCCAAGAGGAATTTGATAGAAGGTTTATGGATGAGAAAGCTAAATTTTTGTCAAAATTAAGTCCTGCATTATATAAATGGTTAGGTGGAGATATTACTATGCTTCAAGAAATTGAAGGTGCTACAGAAGCAATGGCAGATACAGCTGAATCTAAAAAAGGAAAAGTTTCTAAAAAACAAGTAAAAGATACTTTAGCTACTGGTGAAAAAATGCTCATTTCTATGAGTGATCCAGAATTTAAAGAGGAGGCAATGTATGATGAAGGTAAATTAGATTTAGTACAAGAAATTGCTAGAAATATGTTGAGAACAGCTGCCTCAGGAAAAGTATCGCAAGAGGACGCAGACGCATTGACAATTCAAGCTAAACAAATGTTTGACCAAGTTGAGGTATTAGCGAAAGAAATATATCAAGAAAAAGGAAAAGACGCACCTAAACATATAAGAAAAATAGCTATTAAAGAAGACTATAAAGGTATGAGTATTGATCCTTTGGAAAGAGACCGAGAGCATAGACTTAAAATGGCTGATTTACAAAATATTAAACAAGCTCACGAAGCAGAAATAGCGAGATTGGATAAATTAAAAGAAGATTCTCCTGACGAATATGGAGTAGAAGAAAAAGCAAAACGTAGAGCAGCTGTATCAGCATTATCAGGTATTAATGATGAAATACTAAAATTACGACATAGCAGAATCTTTACAGATGAAGATAAAAACACAATAGACAAATTATATGCAATAATTTCACCAGAGTTAGGGTCACAATTGTTGGAAGAAGGATTAAAAGATAAAAAATTTAAAGTACAAGATAAAAATAAATTAATATTAGATAAATCAAAAGAAAAACTTGAAAGTGAAATAAAAATTGGTAATAAATCTGACTTTAAGCATTTTAGTACTGCTGGGGTTCATATCTATAATAAAGGTTCAACAATACGTGATTCAGACCCTAATAAATTATTTGAATAATAGTGTTAACAATCTTAAAAGTAATATTTGGTTTTTTGTTTATCTGCCTTATGGGTGGAATTATATTATACATATTATTAGACCTTAAACCTTGGAGAAAATGGTTCAAAAAGAAATGATTACAATACTAGAGAACGCAAAAAATAGATTAGAAGAATTAAAAGAAAAACATAGTAAGAACTATGTTAGACTATCTGTAAAGGGTGGTGGTTGTGCTGGTTTTGGTTATGATTGGTCGTTTGAGGATTCACCAACTGATAAAGATTTAGTTGTTGATAACACGTTATTAGTAGATAAAAGTTTTGAATTGTATTTACTAGGTATGCAATTAGATTATAAGAACGATATATTTGGTGCCAACTTTGTATTCAATAACCCTAAAGCTAAATCTAGTTGTGGGTGTGGCACATCATTTTCTATTTAAATCCTAATTGTTTTTCAGTAATCAATTTAAATTGCATATTATTATTTACACAATATGCTCTTGCCGCTGACCATTTTGCCTTATTTTTAATATAGTTAAATGACTCACGCATATAAGATTTAGTTTTTATTTTAGGTTTTTTAGGTTTAACAGTTTGTCTTGATGGTTTAATCTCAATCATATACTTTTTATCTTTAACTGTTTTGATAACAAAGTCTGGAAAGTATCTATGAAATTTCTTATCTAATGGATTATAGTATCTGATAGGTAATTCTTCACTTGCCCAAACTAATACATCAGGATTAAGGTCGCAATAACGCATAAACCTACGCTCTAATAATGACCTGTACACTATCATATTAGGGTTGCCTACGTATTTTCTAGGGTATGTTGGTCTGTATATTCCTTTGTAACTCTTCTTCATATATTACCTATAAATCATATAAATATAATAGTATTTATAACAAGGATCAAAATGGGACACGTATCAGGACATAAAAGACAGATAAGATTAGGCACTTACCTAAAAAATGCGGTAAGCAATGTCAAAAGCTTTATAGTTAATAAAGCAATTGGTAATATAAGTCCATCATCACTTGTTAGTAATTTTGGTACATCACAAATTGCTACAAAAAATATTCAACCAATCAATCAATTATTAAAGAAATCTCCATTTGAAATTGACCGAAATAAGAGAAGTCTTAAACATAGAGACCCTTTAGGTTTTCAACATTTACAATATCCATCAGAATTAACTGGTAATGAACTAGGTAATTGGATATTATTCTTACCAATTACAACAAACGTTGGTGACAACCCAGCAAATAATCCAGATTTTAAATTAGCAGAAGATATGGGAATGCCAAAAGTAACTAAATTTGTTGAAAGCGAAAGTGGAGATTTAGAAGACCCTGGAAAAACTGTTGCTTTTGATGAAATAAGAGAACAATATAAAAAACGAGGCATTGATATACCTAGAGTGATTAAAACAAATACGACATTAGGTGGTGAATCATATAGAACTAAAGATATTGTATCAGGTGCAATTGCATTATATATGCCACCAGATATTAAAGTAAGTTATGGTCAAGATTGGGGACCAGAAGATATGGGAGTATCAGGAGATGTAGCAAATGCTATTGACGCTGTTAGAACAAGTGATAAAGAAGGTATGGAATTAGTTAATGAAGTTTTAAAACACGGTTCAGGTATAACAATGCAAAAAGGAAAAGAATTTCTATCAGACATAACATCAGGTGCAGGTATGGGTGATTGGGCAAAACTATTGACTAAAGGTATGGGATTAGCAGTTAACAATCACGCTGAAATGTTTTATGAAGGTCCAAAATTTAGAAGTTTTGATTATTCATTTAGATTTTGGCCGAGAAATCCAACAGAAGTAAAAACAATACAAGATATAATTAAAATGTTTAAATGGCATATGCATCCTGAAAGAAATACTAAAGCTTGGCACGCAGGTCGTATGTTTGAATATCCTTCAGAATTTGAAATACATTATTTACATAGAACTACTGTTAATGAAAATTTAAATAAAATATCAAGATGTGCTTTAACAGATATGGCTTTAAGTTATACGCCATCTGAATCAAATAATTTTAAAACATTTGAAGACCACTCACCAGTTTCTTATGGTATGACTTTAACATTTAAAGAATTAGAATATTTGACTAAAGATAAAATTGGAGATGGATTCTAATGGCAAAATATTTTGAACAATTTCCGTTAATGTTATACGACATCAAGGCAAATGGTTATTATAAACTAGTGCCTGATATATTTCGTAGAATTAAAGCAAGAGATAAAATAAAAGATAACATAACAATGTTAGATGTTTATGATGTTGAAGATGGAGAAAAACCAGAACACGTAGCATATAAAGTATATGGTTCTACAGATTATTTTTGGGTTGTGTGTATGATAAATGATATTGAAAATGTTTATTACGATTGGCCGTTATCAAATTTACAATTTGAAAATTTTGTAAAGGACAAATATAATGATGTTGACGCAGTACATCATTGGGAGAAAGTACAATCAAGTGGTTCTAAAATAGGTGATGGACCTGATGATTATTCTCATATGATACAATGCAATTCAACAGACGCAGGAGCAGGCGCTGTAACTAATTATGAATATGAAAGAAGAATACAAGATAAGAAAAGACAAGTTAAGATTATTTCACCACAATATCTTGACTTATTTTTAACAGAATTTAAAACTTTGATTAAACAATGATATGGCACAACATAGAGAAAGACTCACAAAAGCAGGCGATTATAATTTAGAAATTGCCGAATTATTATCCTACAGAATGGGAGGAGGTCCTCCTGGCAAACAAGAACCTCATAGGATTAATATATTACCTATTATTTCACAAATAGAAATACAAGAAGGTATTTTCCATAAATCAATGTTGGGTAGAATACAAGTGTATGATACGCAAGATGTACGTACATTATTACCTATTGTTGGTTTAGAAAGATTAAATTTAAAATTTCATACAGCAGGTCTCAATGGCATATGTGCTGTTGCCAATGAAGGTCACCCATTTCACGTATATAAAATTGAACAAGTTGCGCCTGATCCTAAAAATGTTGCTGCTGGTAGTCAAGTATATGATATATTTTTCTGTTCAAGAGAATCATATTTTAATCATATGAGAAAAGTGAGTAAGGCATATGAAGGACCAGTTGAATTAGGTGTTGAAGATATATTTAAGAATAGAAATTATCTATCCAGTAAAAAGAATTTATATGTTGAACCTACAAAATATAATACTAAAATGGTTATACCAAATACAAAACCATTTAAAGCAATTGATATGTTGTGCCGAAAGGCAGTATCAGGTAAATATGAAAATGCAGGATATCTATTCTTTGAAACAAAAGATGGATACCATTTCAGAAGTATTGAATCATTATTAGCAGTAGGTGGTGCAATAGCAAGACCTGCTAAATTTGCATACTACTATCAAATAGGAAGTATTAGGCATCCAGTACTTGGTTCAAGAGATATAGTGGCAGATACCCACGGTGTATATAGTTGGGATTTAAAACAACCTGCTGATACATTAAGCAATTTAAAAGCAGGTGGTTATGCAAGTAAATTAATTGAACACGATATGTTTTATAAGACAATCAATACAGTAGAATATGATTATGCAAAAGATTTTGGTAACCATTTTCATACTGAGCATAAATGGGGTAATAAAGATGGTGCAAAAACACCATTACCTAAACAAAAATTTGAAGATACACACAAACCATTATCACAAGCATTTGACCAAAAGGTAATGTTTAAATCGCATACTAGTAATATACACGATACGGCATTAACTATTAGTGACCAACACACTACACAAAAGGCAATATCACAAAGACAGTTATTATCTAATGGGATATTGGAAATAAATGTACCTGGTAATAGTTTATTAACGGCAGGAGATATTATTACTTTTGATATGCCTGTAATGCAACCAACAGGACACCACAAAGAAATTCAGTCTAATCCACAATGGGCAGGCAGATATTTAATAGTTGAACTTAAGCATATAGTTAATAAATTAAAGGATGCATATACTATGGTATTGAAATGTGTTAAGGATAATGTAGCAACACCTCACGTAGCAGAATATCAATCTTGGTCACACTCAGCACCTGCTCGCAAGACTTATAATTTATATGAAGTAGATAATGAATTGATAACAAGAATGGGTACAAATGCTCAAGGATTAACAAGTGCCCAACATAAAGCATTTAAAACGTAATAAAAGGGGATATATTGAGAACTACTGAAAGAATCTTTGAGAATCGCAAATTTTTTGGGGTCGCTAACGCTAGACGTGTATGGCAACCATTACAACTGGCCGTAGTAGAACATAAGACAGGTAAATCACAATGACTATAAGAACAAACTACGAACAAATACGAGCATTGCCTATTGACACCGTGAGCGGAATAGTGTATAACGCAGATGAACTGTTGGTACCACAGGATGGTCGCCAGTATGACTATGGAAAGAGTGCGAAGCCATTACAGCATCCGACGGTAACCAATGTTGTTCGGAATTGGCTATTAGGTATATTTCTACCTATTACATATCTTACGCAAAGGGTCGCAAAGGGTACGCAAACCCGCCTGCGTAAAGATAATATTACACGTGGTTTTCACACTCGCCTGCGTAAAGGTATTCTAAATAGTTTACAAATGCGTAAGTGCAAGTCTTTAAAAGAAAAACAATATGGGAAAAAACTAAATGGCTGACAATAATTTTTTAGGGTTCAATAACTTTATCTGGTTCACAGGCGTTGTTGAAGATAGACAAGACCCTTACACACTTGGCCGAGTGCGAGTGCGTTGCGTAGGCATACATACACACGACAAAGAAATTTTGCCTACAGTAGACTTGCCTTGGGCGCAAGTGATAATGCCAGTTACATCACCAGGCATTTCAGGTTTAGGTCACTCACCAAGTTTTCTTGTAGAAGGCAGTTGGGTGTTCGGATATTTTAGAGATGGTGACCAATGTCAAGAACCTTGCGTAATAGGTAGTATACCTGGCGTGCCTGCAGAAAAGCCGACAGGTGAATTTGGTTTTGCTGATCCTTCTGGTGTTTATCCTATTACAAAAAATGAATCTGATATTAGTAGATTAGCACGAAATGATTTTACGCATTTAGGTTTGGTCGCCAGACAAGATAATGTTAAGAAAGGTATTGCAACGGCCGACTTTAATAAAGCGACTAACGCCAAGGGTGGCGAAATAACAGCAAGTGATGGTGA